TAAGTCGATCCTTGACTTCGCGAATATCACTCTCAACACTGTCGAGCCGGCTTTTGACCTCGCGCATGTCGCTTTTCAAACTAGATACATCTTCTTTCAGCCCAGAGACGTCTCTTTTCAATTCCGATATATCTGCTTCAACTGCGTCAAATCGCGGTAGTACAATTGTCTCCAACGCTCCATTAACGCCTTCAACAATTGCTTCTTTAATCCATTGCTTGTCGTCATTAGTTAGTGCCATGTGCCCTCCTGAATTCCATTATACTATAGAAACAATCTGTTAATTACTTCGTAAATCGTAATTTTCCAGATTGTTAAAGTGAAAGGCTCGCGGCGGCAATCCTTGCTGTCCTTACCTTGATGTTTTCATTGTAGCAAACCTAAAGCATTTTGTCAATATGTCGGCTAAACATTCACGATTTCGCCTCTTATACAAGCCGTGCCGGCGTGCGCATTCGCTGCCAACTTATAGTTCTTTATCTCGTCCCAAATCTCACACATGTCGCCGTCCAAATTGTGCAAATACCGCTGCGTTACTTGTAGGCTCGAATGCCGCAATAATCTCCGCACCACATCCACGTCAGCACCACGCTTGCGCACATCAGTGGCGAAACTATGGCGTAGCTCGTGTAGCTGGAACCCCTCTAGTCCCGCCTCACGAAATTGTCGCTGTATCTTCTTGCGGATACCGTCAACGGTCAGCGGCTCAAAGTAATTACGCCTTGTAGTTTTAATCCACATATAATCTATTACGCCAGCCGCTCTAATCCACGCATCTAACCGCTCGCGCGTTGTGTCGGATATGTACACCCAGCCGTCCTTTCGCCCCTTGCCCACTGTATAAATCGTGCGCCCATTCAAATCGCTCAAGCGTAGGTTTGAGAACTCCTGCGCACGCATTCCTGTATCAAACAATACACGAATCATCACCTCGGTAAGCAGGTCATCGCATTCATTTAGCACCATAGCAATCTGCTCAGAGGTGTACCATTTTCGGCGACATGGAGCGGGCTTTGGCTTCACCACCATCCGCGTTTTAATTTTCATCGGGTAATTCATGTCGCGCAGCCATACTATCCACGCCATGATCGTAGCAACGTTAGTGCGTATGGTTGATGAGTTGCACCTTGTACCGAAATATCCGAGCGCTTTCTTCTCGATCCACCAATTTAATTTTTTGTTTGTCAGTTGCGACATATTTTCAATACCCGTTTGAACAATAAATCTGCCCAGCACGCTGCGTTTTGTCGCCATGGTTGAGGGGGTTAATTGCTTCACATTCACGCACCACTTCAGGTAAACTCTCAGCTGATTCTCTGCTGGCGTTCGTTTTGTTTTCATCGTAAAACTCCTAAATCTCTCAACGTGTCTATATAGATCGTTATAATCATTGGAATATTTATTCCAAGTCTATATAGACCGTTTTTGGTTAATTATTATGAAAAATCACCCATCACACCCTCCATTTTTCAAGCCAAGCTAGCTTTTTAGGCGTAATTATTCGCCTAATTTGTGCCAGCTGGCATTATCTGCTTTACAAATAGCGTTATTGGTTATCTAATATCTAGCAGTAGATATGCAAAAATCACGCCGCTAGATCCCTCCGGGCGCTACCCTCCATTTTTCAAGCCAAGCTAGCTTTTTAGGCAAATGCCCATATCGTTATGCATCTGCAACATCTTTGCTCTACCGCTATAATTCATATCTCGTCTGACTTTTTCCTCCATCTTCCGTTGTTTCTTCTCTTGCCGCTGCCGCGCCAGTTCGTTGATCGCTCTGGCAATTCTGCTACGCATCCACAGCAGCGACTGCTCCAGATTTTTAAGCGACCAAACCGACGCGAGGTACCGCTCAGGGTCGCGTTTAGTTTTTGCCACTTCAACTGATTCGTCGAACTCTTGTTTGTATTTCTTTTGCCGATTGCGAAACATTGGCAAATACGCGTCATCTTTGATTAGCTCTGACGCTTTGCCGAGGTGTTTGCGCATCGTAGTAATTCGTTTATTGTCTACAACGAACATATTACCCTCACTTATTTTTAATATAAGTTTGAGGTCAAAAAGAGAAAACCCCAGCAAAAAACGTTACTGTTTTACTGAGGTCTCCCTTGCTCGATTGTTGTTCTCTATTAATATAGCAAATTGCGACTGTCTAGTCAATCAAAAACCGCCTCCGAGCTTTCGAGGCGGTTCAACTGTTCGGGATTTCGAACAGCTCAGTTTGTAAGCAATCCTTACTATCTGAACTATAAATGATTACTTTATAGTTGAGCTTTACAGTGCGGTGCCTGGTAGTATTGTCGGCCACGGACCATCGGTAGTATAGCGAACATAGGTTGTTTTGTATTTACCAACAGAAGCTTGTGTTTTTACTTGATCGCTTGTTAAAGATATACGTCCTGAATGAGATGTCCCTGGGCCAAGGCCTGCATTGATATAAACGCCACTAGGAATTCGAAATCCTTCAGGTAATCTATCAAACATTTTCGTTTCAGTTACCGATATGAATTCTGATGAGTCTATGCAAAACTCTACTACATCACCACAACGCTTAACTTTAATTATAGTTGATGCAATATTTGCTGGTAGTGGGTTAGGCGTAATATTTCGCCAACCAGTATCTCCATAGTCTACTGCCCAGCCATTGACTGAATTTCCGTCAGTCTTTTTAATCCAGCGAATAGCACCATTAGTAGCGTCTCTATCTATATAAGTTGAGCCAACTGGCGCTAGAACTTTGCCGTTTGGCATACCATTACCTGCTATCATCGCGACGTCGCTTGCACCAAAGGTCAATTTAGAACTTTCGAGCCTTAATTCTCCTGCTAGAAAAGTAACCACATTTCTCATGCCTACAGCGCTGTTAGTGGATATAATAACAGAGCCTAAGGCTCTCCGGCGCTCAAACATCATAGCCTGAATCTGCGCATACCTGGTTTTGGCATTAGCTGAATTCTGCGCATTGAATATAATGGTATTTTGAGTGCCACCGCCCATGTGAGACATATTTAATTCTTGCCACCCAGATGTTGAAGTGGTCGTCAATTCAAGCGGGTTTACAGTATTTGTCGATAACGCTAGGTTACCGGTCATCGTATCGCCAGCTTTACTGACTTTGCCTTGCAAGCCCTCGTCTATCCTCTTCGTAAGAGCCGTGTCCTGACTGTCTACGTAGGTTTTGTCGGCTTTTAAGGTTGGGTCTGGCTTGTTATCTAATTGATTATAGTCGGTAGTGCCAGGGTCTCCTTTTTCGCCTTTTAAGCCCGCTAACTGTTCAGGTGTAAAATCGCTATATCTAAATGGCTCGCCCTTTTCTCCATCAAAGTAATCAACACCTTTTACCGGCGTTTTTCCGTCCGCGCCTTTAAGTGAAGCAATCCATTGCTCCTGCGTGCCAACAAAGCCTCCATCTAGCGCTAATTGATATGCGGATTTGCCGTCAATCCCTGGCTTGCCTGCTGGACCAGTAATCACCTCGCCAATTTTAATCACTTGAACTGTGCCATCGGCTGTAATCGTAACGTTAGCCATTTCCCCTCCTCACATCGGAATAAACTATCACTTTTAGCGGTTTAGCCTCTGGGAATGTCTTAATCTGACCATCTGCATATCTAAATTCAAACTCGCCTTGTAATGTTATCCTAGCATCACCATTAAATTTTATGCCGTTAGTATCAGCTGGCTGGAATTTCAGAGCATAAGTAATTTCGTTGTTTTTGCGGCTAGTGATATTGCTGTCGCCAAATTCGCGTGCTATTAAAGCTTTGGCGTCGGCCGCATCATCGTCCATTTCCTCTTTTGCCATAAAGAATACTTTAAGACCAGCTTTATAAAACATCTCTGGAATGACTAGGGTGTGAGTAACTGTATCACCTCGCTTAAATTCCATGATTACTCCTTCGCTTTCGGCGGCGTCTTACCGCGTGGCGCGTTTAATAGTGCGCCAGTTTTCGGATCATGCCAGCGGCTTAAGCCCGGCACGCCGTGCGCGTCAACTAGGCATTGCAAGCAATCATTATATGTCGAGCCTGGCGGCATCTGCGGCGTAACCTTGCCGACGTGTAGCGTCACGCAGCCGCAAGCCTTGCATTCGCGAAAATACAAGCTTGATTTGGTGATGGTTATTTTCTGTAGATTCATGGATTGATCCTTTGCCCTGGATAAATCAATCCGCGATTAGCAATCCCATTTCGCTCAGCCAGCCGCTGTGTGTAGCCAGAATTACCGAACAGACCGCCTGTGCCGTTATACCAGCCGTTCCGCAAAGCAATATGTCCGAGCGTATCCCCGCGACGCACGACGTAATCGCCACCGCTTCGCTGAACGTAGCCTGTCGAAGCTGGCGCGCTAGCTCGTGGTGCTTGCGTTGCTACGCGAGCATTCACCGCTGCTTGCACTTCGGCTGGATTGTAACCAGCGGCTTGCAATCGTGATACGCGGTCATTGCCGCTGCCGTACACACCCTTTAATACATCTGCCACCACCTGGTCATTTACTGCTTTTGAATTGGCTGCCGGAGCGGCTGGCGCGCTAACAGTGCCGTTCCAAATGTTTGGCCGGTAATATCCAATGATTGAGTTGCGGTATCCGCCCAAATCCATCAGATTAAACGCGTTACCGACGTATATATTGCCTGAGCCTTGGTTTTGACCGAAGAACTTCCCCTGATAATACATTGCGACGTGGCCGTATGTGCCGCCTCCGAAGATTGCCCAATCTCCGTCTTTCATGCCAGCCTGCCCAGCGTGCCAGGTAAAGCCGAGTGCTTGAATCTCGCCGACCTGGTTAGCATAGCCTGATGCACCACCAGTTCGAGTAGCCACCACACGCCCTGATAAACTGAACATAAATTGCTTAAATCCTGCTACGCACTGTAAACCATACCCCTCATTAAATCCACGTCCATTCATCGCATTTACGAAAGCGGCAGGGCTTGATAAGTCGGTCTTATAATACACGCCAGAACCCATTTGCGCCAGCTCTTTGTCCACCGGCTCGCAGCCGCTGCCTTTATCCTGCGGCACGTCCAAGCCAAGCATACCAGCGATAGCATCGTCGCGCTTTTTCGCTAACTCGCACAAAGCCTTTTCTTGCGCCTTAGAATACTTAGCTTTCGAACCGTCCAGCGTAATGCTGCCGTCCTCAGCTTGCTTGCCAGCAAGCAAGAACGCCGCCGACAGCACCGTCACCACCAGTAGCAGTACGACAGCCAAATGCGCCGACGCGTAGCTCAGCACCTTGCCAATAGACTTTGATATTGCATTTTTCAGCTTCATGATTATTTCTCCTCAGCCTTTTTACGGTCTTGGTTGTTTTTCTGGTTAGTCACGCCCAAAAAGTAGACGTTAATGCCGCCAGCGAACAGTAGTGCTGTACTGGTCAGCTGCTTTGCAATCGCCTGAAAACCCCAGGTATCGCCCAGACCTTGCACAATAAACGCTGCAAAGGACAGCAAACCTACTGCTATAGATAGTTGGCGTGTAGTTGATGGTTTTAGTTTCATTTTAGACCTCCTTGGTCGTTATTATTACTTCGAAAAATCAGATAAAGAACAAGAGCGGTTGTTATGATAGACAGCAACAACGGTATCATCGCTTCGCCTCCAAATGCTGTATATCCTCTTTCAACGTCGTCACCGTTTGGCTTTGCTTGACCATTACACCCGTCAGATATACTGCGAACGCCACCAGCGCCACCGCAAATATCTTTGCCAAGCCGCTCGTGATAAGCCGCCAAAAGTTCAGTAGGCTCTCCACATCGCTGCGCGGCAAATATTTCTGCTCCATCTCGTCCGTAAGCTCTTTTTTATGCTGTTCAAGCTCAGCTCGCGAAATATTACCGCTCAATATGTTCTCTATTCGCTCAAGTGCTGCTGTATGCCTGTCAACGCCATCCTTGATGTACTCAACCTTGGCTTGCAGCGCGCCGAATTCTTTTGCTGATACGTCTGTGTTGCTCATAATTTTACATTAAAAAAGCGACCACGTTTTGTGATCGCAATTCCTTATGTCTGGTATTATATCACAGATTTCGCTAAAATCCGAACAGGCGTGCGAGGTAAAGCGCCTATATATAACCTCGCGCGCTTGCTCGCATTTCTACTTATATTTTAGCATAAGTTAACAGCTAATTTCTACAACACAATACAACCACGGCACATGGCGCTATTCACTGAGCAAAACACTATAAAAGAGATGGTTAATATCGGTTACGGCTTAAAAGCCAGCGTAGTCAGAGTGGGCCAGCTGGTGTTTTTGACTGTTGGTGGCACAACTGCCCTGCCCACAAATTTAGCTAGTCTATCCGAAAGAATGCCTGATAAATTTTGTCCAGCATCATTTTTTGGCTGGGTTAATCTAAAATTGACCGCTCGTAATTCAGGAAAATTGAGCGGCACCGCAATAATCAGAATTTCTCCTACTGGCATAATGGATTGCGTGGCTAATAGTGGGCATAACGAATGGTATGGCACTGCATGCTGGTTTACAGATGAACCAGCTAGCTAGACTACCCCTATCGCCACCCATGAAACTCCATGCCACGCGTTACCAAATATACCAGCCGTCAAGACGTTGAGGGTCGCACCAGTGTTCGTTACGACGCCAGATTCAATATTTGATCCACCGCCAATTATCTGATTAAATTCGCTAATACTGGTAGCTTTTTTACCGTTCTTATAGCCAATTAAAATTGGTGTCATCGAGAATACTTGCTTGAATTGTTTTGGAAACGCGACGGACACTGCCTGGTTTTTATTATTACTCCCCAAAAATTGAACCCAGCCAGCCTGTACTAGAATGTTACCTGAAATAGTTTGACTGACGCTGTCGGCGCTGAACGTCAATAGAGACGATGAGTCTAAATTCTGTGATTGTATTGTACTATCATCTATTATATTTGAGTCATTAATTCTACCAGATCTAAGCGTGATCATCTTACGTAGATCGACAATATCTCCTGCAGTTACAGACGTTGCGCCAGCCTGCTTTCGCACCCTTGCTAAAACAATAAACGGATTTGCTGCGCCAATTGCCGCCTGAATTGCTGACGTTGTTGGATCGGATGGTGTAGCGGCTGCTGCGCCAGAAACTGCTTTCAGCTTAAATACATCATTAGTATTGTCCGTGACAGCTGTACTACCAGCAACATCACGGTCCACGTAAGCAACGATTAGTGCATTCATTGGATTTGATGGCGATGCTGCACCCACACTAACCGATTCAGTACCTGTAATATTAATGTCGTATGACGGGTCTTTTCCAACGGAAGCAGTCCCGGACTTAACAGTAACGTTCATCCCACTGCCAGCCACCACTTCCATGCCATTTGCTACTTCGCCGTCCAGTGCGTCACGTATAAATTGTGTTAGCGCTGCCGGGCTATGCATCCCGCCGCCGTAGTTGAAAACTCGTCTTGTCATATTTCAAATCCTTTCCGCGTACCGCCAGAAAAGCTAAAGAAAAATTGCCACCGAACGGTCGCAATTTATTGATTCTATTATACCACAGATAACGTTCCTCTACCTGTTGCCACGACGAAAAATTTAAGTCGAATAGCATCGCTGCCATAATAATTGACTTGAGCCTTCCATCGCTGCGACTCGATATCTTCTACAAAATTTCTAATAACTCGAACTTCAGGGCTGTTGTCTGGATATTTTACATACTCACCTTTTACGTATAAATCAAATCCAGCGGATTTTTTATTTATCGGGTTAAAAGTAATGGTAAATATTAGTGGGTTTTGTATGGTTGTCCATTCTGGTAAAACACCTTCGTAATCCCATTCGCTGTCACTACCTATCAAAAACGTCCTTACTGAATCAGAACCGGTAATCTGTAACTCTTTTTTTTCGCGTTGTTTTCGCTCCAAAGATTTTAACTCGCGGAGAATATTTGGTTGCGAATTAATTCTATTTACCACCACGGCACCCACTCCTCATAATTAATTGAGCATTCGTCGTTTGCGATTATTTGAAACTTTAGGTATATTGGTTGCGTTCTCGGCCCTATAACTGGTATGAACCATTTTTTTACGCTTGATTGATCTGGTGGCAAGGGGACATCTACAGTTTCAACAGTTGACCACTCGATGCTAGTCCTAATAGCTAAGCTTGCGACCAGATTACCAGAATTTAATGCCCTGGCAGTTACTATACATACGGCCCAGCCTGTGCCATCTGCTGTTTGTCCCGGCCTTGACGGTATAATTGACATATCCCATTGATTTTTGGTCTCAGATATCTTTGCGATGATCTGCTCAGAGCCAATCATCTGTGGAGTTTTCTCGTCGTTGAGTTCACGCTCTAGCAATTTCATCTCAGCAACATAGTCATTGATATCAAGTCTACTCTTAGTCATATAACTCCACTCGCACTGTTGTATCTCCCCTGTCGGTGCTTCGCAAGCGAAAGCGCACGCGTAGCGTAACTTCATCGTTGCCTGGAGCACTATAGAAAGCCATTGTGCTATATTTATACTTTAACTTTTTTTTCGAAAAATCTATCGATTTTCTAAGATATCTAACCGAAAATATCGAGCGGCCAGAATTGCCTCCCTTAGAACGAAAGCATAGTCCAAGTGACGGGCTGTAAAATGGTTCCCACTCAGCATCGTCAATGGACAGTAGCAAGTAGGGGTATGCTACTGGCGAATCTTGATATTTTGGAATATACTCCGTATCTATAAGCAGTGACTTTGCGTTCTGCTGTGCGCCTGTACCAGGCAATCTAGCAGCTCGTGTTTGCGTCACAGTCTGTCCGCCACCGACCAAGCGATGTACAAACTCAAACTCATCCCATAAATCATGCTCAGGCACCTGATATGTTTGAACTCCAGATTTAGCGCTCGTTAGTTGTGGTGTTGTTTTCATCTCAACCTGCTGAGCTCTCAAGCGCGCCAGCATACCGATGGCAGTTTGCTCTTCCAACTCTGTTAATCTACTCATTTTCTTCCTGCTGCGATATTATATCGTCGACATTTAAGTTGTCGAAGGTTAAAGTAACCTCCTCGGCATCGTTCTCGTCCACGTCGACCTCGATTTTCTCAATGCGATAAAACCCGCGAATATACTCAAACATAATGTAGCCGGTCATTTCTGCATAGATTGTGTCTCCAAGTCCTACATCATTTAGATCTAATACGCCGTCTGCCAAAGTGAAGCTTGGCAGCTCTCGAACATCTTTCAGCATCTCCAACACGCCATTCGTGTTTTCTTGCAAAGTTTCTTCAAGCACGACAGAGCTAAATGTGACAATTTTTTCTCGGCGATATAACGCTTTGCGCGAGAAAGGATCGGTTGCGTATGCCTTTGGACCGTCTTCGCCGTTACCGCTACCAATACCGATAATATAATTAGCCAAGCTATCCACGCTGCGTTCAAACCCGAAGCTTGCGACGTTGCCAGGATAAACTAATCTAATATCTGGCCGATAACTCCCCATAGCATCAAACGTGTTGAATTTTTTGTCTGGCGTAAATTGAAAATCTGGTCCATTAATGACATTGCTCAGTCGAACCAAAAAATCCTTCACATTAGCGCGTCTTTGATGGCGTTGGCGCGGATTTTTGCCAAGCGACGTGAATTTGCCGCGTCGAATGCCGAAATCTCCGTCCTGCTTGCCCTGGTACTGATTTATCACACCCCAAGCAATGTCGCCTTGACGAGTCTTGTCATAATCAGCATACACATAAGCGTCCTTAAAATAATTGAGATAGCCAGTAAAGCTCAGTTCGATATCTACCGATGGATCGTTGGGTAAAAAAGCAACCTTAATAAGATGTGCTCCGATTCTATCCTTGCCATTGCGTACAATTCTGATATCTGTCGTACCGACATCCATAAAATCGTACGGCCGCATGCCAGTTTTCTTGACATACTCTTCATAGTTCGCCAAATCCATCCGAAAACTAACTGTCTCAGCAGCGTTTCGTTGCTCTGTCCATTTGAGTCTCTGCGCCAAATGACGAATATCGCCCAGGCACTTGCCATTTTTACTATAAACCTCAATCTTATACTCTGCCATATTCTAAATCCCTATGTAACCGCTCCTGAAACGTAATTCTGCCTCCGTTTGCTCATCCTGCCCATCAGTCTGCAGCTCAATACTGTTGTCACCAGGCGTCAGTCCCCAAAAACTCGACCCGGCAGCCTGCGAATCATACACATTCATTCCATCCAGCAAAATCGTCTTGTTCTTCATATCAATTTCCAATTTACCGCCCACTCCAACCGTCAAAATAAGCTCCATCGCTTGATTTGTCGTACGATTTATTAGCTTTGGATTAGTGGCTTTGGTGTGGATGATTACATTTGGTAGTATTGTCTCGTTCCCAGAATTATTAATTGTTGCTGGCTGCTCATCTGGACTGATGTATAGCGGTAGTGTGAATGGTATCGTGAATCCGCCCTGGCGCGTCTTGCGAATAGTTGCCAGCAATTCACCATCGCTGTTGTCGTACAGTAATGGATCGTCTGCTTTCAGGTTGATCTTCCACTTCACCAGATTTAGTAACTTTTCAATCGGCATCTCCACACCAATTAGCACTACTTCTGTCGAATAAACCTGTCCGCCAGGCGTAATCACGCGAAGTATTCCCTTATCTTTCACCAGCTTTGCTAAAATCGTGGCAAACTCACGCCGCCGCTCCTCAGTTTCACGTACCGTCCTGCCGAAAATCCGCCCGCTAAACGAAATAAATCGCGCCTCATACAGCTGTTTTGTCGTCCAGCCGCCATTTCGTCCTAAGTTAGTCCCCTGCGACGTACGAATTGCAGGTAGCCCTGCTAAACCCTCAATAGGCTCATCCAGGTGCATGCCGATGAGCTGATCGTTTATCTGAAAATCGTTCAAAAATACTTGCCACATACTTACCTCCTACGCCTGACTTAATAAATAGCCTAAATCACTTGCCACCATCTGCGCATCGACCTTGTCGCGTACATTGTAGGTATTATTTACAGTAATGTGTTTTGTCATGCCGCCACTCTCATTTTCCGTCCGCCTATTGATTTGCGCCACCAGGCTGGCCATTTTGCTTTCAGGAACGACCCATTCATTCTGTCCGCCATCGCCGGCATAAATAATCGAACCACCGTTAGTTGGCGGCACGATACCACCGGTTGCCAACATCGGTATTTTTGGAAAATTAGGATGTTTACCTCCGAGACCTGGAACCCAGTCTGGAACCTTAAATCCATTTAACACGCCAATTACGCCATTTATAGCGCCGATAATTCCGTTGATTGGAGCCTTGACGAATCCGCCAATTGTACCCATAACATTACCAATTGCCCTAGCTGCACTACTAACGCCGCTGACAATCCCATTCCATAATCCGCCAAAAAATCTCGCTACTGGCTGTATGACATTTGAATTAATCCAATTTGCAATCGGCGCTATAACACCCATTACTCCATTTACAAATCCTCTTGTGACATTTACAACACTATCCCATAGCCCCTTAAAGAAAGTAGCGATTGGCTGGATGATATTAATATCCATCCAGTTCACTACTGGCAGCACTATGCTAGTAATCGTATCAATAATAGCTGTAACAATGCCGACAATAATATCGGCCGCCCCCTGAATAACTCCGCCAGTTGCGGCTGCCACTTCTGACACAAAATTGACGATACCTTGGATAATTCCACCAATAGTACCGATTACCCCCGAAATAAAATCTATAATTCCTTGGACGATTGGACCAATTGCACCTATGATCGCCCCGAAAACTGTTACAAAAACATCAATGATTCCGCGTATAATATTGAAAATTGTTTCCATAACAGTCGCTACGATTGCAACAATCAAAATGAACGTACTAGATATAATTTGCCAGATAGTCTGGAATATCGGTGCTACGAGTGTAACTATCGGCGTAAAAAATCTAACAACACCAGCAACTGCGCCACCGATAATCTCAGCAATCTTGCCGATAGCTCCGCCAATAACACCGACAATATCGCCGATAGAGCCAGCAATCTTGCCGACGACTTGACCAGCAGTAGCTAACGCGCCGCCGACTACCTCACTTATCTTTCCTGCAACCCCGCTGATGGCTCCGACAACTTCGCCAACGGTTTTTGCGACCTGGCCAAATATCTTACGCCCCTCTTCCGTCTGGGTAAAGAACCACGCTAGTGCCCCGACCACCAACCCAATGACCGTGACAATTTTCATCAACGGACTAGCATTCATAGCTAGAGTGAACAATTTTTGCGCAGTAGTAGCTACAGTAACCGCACCCTTCCATAGATTAATTGCTACAGTATAAGCTTTGGTAGCTATAGTAGACATTTTGACCGCTGTGTCGTAAGCGATAACAGCTCCAGTCAGCACTCCTACGGCAATTGCAATACCAGTAAATACCTCTTTGTTTTCTTTGACGAACTTGATCATATCAGCAACGCCCGTCAGAACGTTCTCTAATGTTTTACCAAATCCTCCCGCTGCACCAGACATATCCCCACTGCCAAAAGCCTCAATTATCTTGGCAACTCCGCGCACCACCGCAGTTTTCGAGTTTTCCATCGCCGTCTGAATACCACCCGTACTGTTCCGCGCCTGCTTCTCAAAGCTCTGGAAGCCATTAGCGCCCTCTTTGTTCATCTTGGTTATGGTCGCCATGAAATCGTCCATTGAGATGATTCCGGTGCGCATTGCTGTGCCTAGCGCTGTCGTCATGTCGCCAGTACCGTTTTTAACCGCGGTTAGCTGCTCGAGTAGCTCCTTGCCAGTTGACGACATTGGATTTTTCTTGGCATATTCCTGAGCTTTTTTGAGGTAAACATCCAGCGCCGAACCATTTTGGAAGAACGCCTGCGCGATCTGCTTCAGCTGTGCCGGCATGGCGCTCTGCAGCGCGCGCCACTCCATCATATCGGGCTTGCCTTTAGCATATGCCTGTGAAATCTGCTCAATTGCCGTCGCCTGAATATCCATTGGCGCGCCGCCAGCTAGGATGGCGTTATTAAGCGCCAAAAACATCTCGGTCGATTTACCAACATCACCATTTTTCGACGTCAACCGCTGCACTGAGGCGGCTGCGCTGTCCAATGATGTCGGCAACCCCTTAAGTGAATCGGCCATTAGTGTGATAGCTTTTTTGGACTGATCAGCGGATATTCCCAGATTACTCATAACTTTTGGGAAGTTATTCAAAATGTCCACGCGGCGGATAGCATCATCAACGGAATTGCTGATCATATCGAAGGATTTATGAATGCCAGCAGAAATCAAATTACCAGCCGCGACCGAAACTGCACCGCTCAAGCCGCTGAACGCATTTTTAGATTTGTTGCCAGAGCTGCTAGATTTATTAGCAAAGCCATCAACAGCCGCGCCAGCCTTGTTCAGGGCCGCAATAAGCTGTGAGCTGTTGCCCTTAATCGTTAGGGTGAGTTCATTGCTAGCCATAACTAACTACGCCCTTTCGATAATTTATCGTAGGACTCAGCCTCCAACTTGTTCTCGACAGCACGCTTCGCCATGATCGCCTCTATAATCCACTCGGGCGTATCCAAGTATTCGTCATAAGTCCAGCCATAGTCCTTGAGTATTCCTGCGATAACTATCGGCTCTGGAACTACAGACTTTGTTCGATACGCTCGCTCATAATCCTGCGCAAGCGCTATTCTCCTTTTGGGGAATCTTCTATCCCGTTGACAACCTTTGAAACTACATCAAAGACTGCCTTAAAATCTTCTCCATTAGTTGAATCCAAAAAAGATTCGACAGCGTCTTTACCGGTTTTCCCGTTGTACTCCATGAGAAGCACCCGAACGCCAGCTAAGATGATATTCTCATTATTACCTGCACCAGAAATGCGAATTCTGTCTCTATTAGTTAAGGTCGTTCTAATAACAGCTTCGCCTTCGCCAGACAATTTAATATTCTTCGTTGGAAACATTGTGTCGCTCCTTTACTCATTAAAGCGACCACTCTTGTGGCAAAAGAAAAGTTGCGACCAAAGTGATCGCAACTTATTACTTGTATTATACCACATCCTGGTGATATATTCGTAACATGAGTAGAGAAGTTGAAGTTCACAAAAAATACCTTGAAGCTAAAAACGAGGCTCGTAAAATCCAAGATAAATCAGAACGCAAGGCTACAATAAAGCGGCTTAAAGAGCAATATAAAATGGATAAACCTGTCGAGATATATGGAGAATATTTCGGCAGCCACAAAGCGATACAGCGCCACATAAAAACATTAACTCTAGTCGCATATAGCGACGGTATAGATTTATACTCTGGCGGCACATTTAATAGACGCAAAGAGCTACTGACAACTATACCGTGGTCTTCGGTGTTGAATTTTTCTTTCAATGAAGAATCTCACACCGAGAACTCAAGTAGAATTACCGCCACCCGTATGGTTGCACTTGGTGTATTTTCATTGGCCGCAAAAAAGAAAAGCGCCGAATCAGACCTTAAATTGACGTCAACTCTAAAAACAAAAACTGGTGATATTATTGTAGAATACAAGTCACACATAGATAACGCCAAGTCAACAACAGGTACTATGATAAAATCAGCAGACGATAGTCTTGTAAGATCTAACAGTAAATTTAGGATATCGGTATTAAATCACACTGGAAATGATAATTCTGATCAGCCAATTGTAATATAATACAAAAGCCCGCAACCTGCGGGCTTTTCTGTTCACCAAATTACTACTAATAAGTGTATTTATTCACTAACTTCGCAGTAATAGACTTGCCAAAATCAGCCGTGTTGAGTAACATGACTGCATCGATCTTCTCGGTGGCAATGTCGCTCACGCCGTAACTTGGCTCATAGCCGCTAAATGCTGCGACAGCGATGTCGAATGTCAAGCTGGTGTTAGTTTTTGTGCCAGCCTTGTTTTTGTCATCGACAAACGATAGCCGCAATGCCTTGCGCTCGTCATTATAGCTCATCGCGCGGTAGGTTTTGTCGCGGTATAGCTTCTCGATGGACACCGATACTTCAAACTCACCGTTCAAAATCTCGCCGTAGGTGTCCTTGGAATCCATAGTCTGCTGCGGCTGTAAGTTTTTGGTAATTGTCAGCGTCAAGCTCTTAATGTCTTTAGCCTCAGGTGCCGCATCAAGCCCCGCGAGATCATCCGCAATCTTAAACATTGCGTGTTTTGGCAAGAACTCAGTGTCATCGATGGTGTACGTCACATTGCCGCCACTAATCTCTTTGCTCTTGTGTGACTTAAACGCCACTTCCACCTTTGGAAAGTCGTCAGGCGTCCACGTAAACGTCACAGAATCCGCCATGGCATAAGCAAATTGCGCCGATAGGTTCGGCTCTTTAATCGTCATGGTCGCCGAGATGTGGTTGTTGTCGTCCCTCAGCGTAAACAGATGCTCTTTAGCGTTAGTATCGCCTTGTACACCAGTGGTGGTTGGCTTCTGTCCAAATGCTAGCGCTAGCCAGTAGTACAGACCTTTAACCCACAACTTTGTCGAGATTGAGCCGTCGCCCTCGACCAGTACATCGGTCTTACCATTGTTTTTGATAATCGTGCCGAGCGCCGACTCGTTCATCTTACTGGTTGGTGAATCCTTAAAGCTAATATCGAGATGTGGCGCACCGTACGTTGGCGCGACTGCTTTGCCTTTGTCGTTCGGGTCTTCTAGTCCAATACCGACGGCAACTTTTCGTCCTGAAAATGTTGGCATTTCTTGCTCCTTTTATTATTACCTAGGTAACAAAAAAGCGCCTCCTATAAAGAGGCAAAAAAAGAAAATTGCGACCTTCGGAGACCGCAATTTGTTACTCTAATTATACCACAATCACGATAATAAGTCTGGACGGAATTGCGCGTGCTTGACTTTGAATCTTACAATGGCTTCGGCAGTAAATAGACCTTTGTCACGCGGCGTCGCGTCGAACTCCACCGTCGTCTCCTCACCGGCATCAATCCACACACGATCGCCTGGATCTTGATTAGCTCTCAGCGCGCCGATAATACTGCCCTTTCGTAGCGTCATATCATCGTGCCGTGCCGCCACTAACTCCACCAGCTCAAGATGACTGCGAGCGTCTGTTCCTTGGTTGAAATCTTTGGTCATGTCTACAACCACACACAACACGATCGCCATATTACTCTCTATCTCGCCGCCTGCTGAATCGTGAATTTCGTAGTCGTTGTCAAAACTAATAAATGCCATCGGCCGTGTTAGCTGGCTTTTGTTTATGACAACGGGGTCGCCATAACCATACCGACCACGCAGAATTGCCGGGCCGTCTTTCTCCAAGATATCCTTGATCTGCTTAAGTATTGGGTCAACATATTTAGCCATGGTTTCCTCCTATTACATTATGTGGCGCTGGAATATGCGCGTTATTTCTCTTGCTTGTTGCTCCTCAATCGCCATCATTACGCGGCGTGGCAGATATTTACGCGGCCGGTGCGATTGGTGATACTTGAAATACGGCTGTAAGTTAGATATTTCTGCTTTTTTCGTGTATATCCTGCTGCGAAAACCACGCCGCATCGCGCCAGTCTTCTCGAGCATCCGCCACGGATAAGCTTTTTTGCGTCGCTTCCACTTACCCCACACACCACCGTGCGAGCCAAAGTTCTGGTCGATGACTTTCATCATGTAATCTGCGGACTCTTTGAGCGGCGCCTGCAAGTTTTTAGCCTTGCGTCCACGCGTATCCAAATCCCGCAACACTTCCTTGCGCCCCTCAACAGAAAACTCAAGCTGCAAGCCCATCACTAGTCCTCGCGCTCATAGCAGTCATCATTGTGCCGACGTCGCCTGTCCGGAAAATCGCCGAATAAATCACCATCACACCGCGCACCAACAGCGCCAAGGCCAGCGCTCAAGTCATCACTGCCAGCGCCGCAAACACCACCAGATTTCACAAACTCTTGCATATCTTGTTTCACAATTTCCAGCCGCTTGTAGCCGTCTTTACTCGTACCCTCAATATCTTGATTAAAGCCATACTCACGGATCAGCAATCGAGCGGCCGCATAGTTTGTACACAGCTCCACTACCCTGCCTGGGATTTCGCGACCATATTTACCATACGGCGCGCAGGGATCAACCCCCTCCATACTCTTATCAATCCACGCCATCGCTGCCTTGCGCGCCAACTCAACTACGCGCAGCGGCACAGATGCATATGAATAATCAATCGTTACCACCGAATCGTCAAAGGGTGCTTCTTTTAACTCAATCACGCCAAATGCCTCGTTTACGCTAACAGCCTTAACTGGTACACCATCGACGAACACCACGAAATCATCAACCGTGACTGTATCGTCGAAATTACGATCGGTGATAGGCTTGCGGTCGGTCGTAAATGTTGTATTTATTCCATCAACGACACCGCTCAAAGCTACGCCATTCTCAACATGATGCAATCCCGCCTCTTCGAGTATGTCTTGTAGTGTTGTGTAATACGCTGTCATCTGCAATTTATACCTTTCTCATTCTGGCGGCGGAAACGCTCCTATCCGCCGCCGTGTCAGAAAGCTATTCGCTTTGCTCAGAAAGAATGTTTTTAACTTTCTTCTCAGCTGCCTCTTGCGATTTAGCCATTGTTACGCCAAATCCGTCAACCCAGAAGGCTTTTTCAGCTTTCTTGTTTTCAGGTTTTGGCTGGTTGGTCTGCTCTGGAGCTTTCTTGTTTTCAGGTTTTGGCTGATCTTCCATGACTTCCCCCTAAGAACCTACTGAACCGGCAATTAATCGATAATTTGCGTACGCAGCGTCAAAACGACCGTCAGTACCCCAAGTGTAGACGTCCTGGTCTTCCTGGCGATCTTTCAATATTTGACGCAGCGGACCAGCTTTGCGGCGCTCAAACACCTCAACTGGCTTAACCTTTCGACCCAAGCAGGCAACATACCAGCTGTTGTCTGTAATCTGCGGAACAACCAAAATCTTTGCGGTGTGATAATTGGTGTTGCTCTCTCCCCCGGCGAGATTCTCTTTCTCAACAACAGCGCGCGCCTTGCTCTGCATGTTTGGTCCGACGATTAACGTGTCGACGAGATAGCCAAATGATTTGCCGTTTTCGGCTTTCTGGGTCTGAACTTTCAGGCAAGCGGCTTCGTAATTAGCAGCTGTCAGGTCGCCAGTTTGCAGATTGCCGTGCTCAGTAGAGAAGAAATTGTGCCCATCGCCAGACTCCGTAACAAAGCCTTTATTAATAGCCTCAACAGCCAGGGCTGAGTACACTAATTTATTCTCAAGAGCCATCTCTTCAATGGCAGACTTGTAGATGCCCAAATCGTCGTCTTCGACGTCCGCGCCATCAATAGCAACAGACTGTTCCCATTTACCGATTTTCTGCATCTCCACACCGAACGAGAACGTACCTGGTCGGCGCTCGCTTTCCCACCGCCTCATGCCTGGTACGGCGGTTAGGTTCAAAATCCGCGCGAAACCAGATTTGTTTGGGGTGATGGCATACAAATCTTTTGCTATGTCGTTCGACTCTTCGCTCATTGCTTTGCGGAAAATTGTCTTGACGTACAGGTCCGCGCGACCGAGCTGTGTAGGGTTCAAACTCATTTTCTATTCCTTTCTATCGTAGTTTAACTCGAACCGATGTAGTCGATTCAATTTTAGTAATAATCCCGATGACTACAGCGTCGTTGCCTGTTGCCAAGCCGACAGTATTGTCGTCAACGAGCGCGACATTCTTGCCAACGTTCGCTTGAACGCCGACAGCAGAAGCACAGTTAAAGCTCACCACGCCCTCAGTGTATACACGTACCAGTCCACCGGTTACAGACTCCTGAGCAACGCCTACAAAAGGCTCTTTTGGGGCGCCAGCATGTGCATAGCCGTTGCTTGCGATTGTCACGGCAGCGCCGTGAAAAATCTTATTTGTTCCCGCATCAACTTCAACCAAATCACCGGTTTGTCGGCTGTCGTCTCGCGGAGCTGTTAGATTAGCCATTTGCTATTCTCCCTTTTCCTGACGTTTAGTTTCTTTCAAATCTTCTTCGCTCAAGCCGAGGTCTGTCAGGCTTTGTTCGTCCTCGCTTAGCTGAACTTCATCGCCGCCACCGTTGCCTTCGCCGTCAGTTCCTTTCTCGTCGGTCAAGTTCAGCTTTGGACTTGCCTCGATAAACTCACTTAATAACGTATCAACGGTCTTGGTTTCATCATCAGATAGGTGGATTTCAGTGCTTGATGCCTCAGACAACGCCATGAATGCGTCCTTTTGAGCCGGCACTACCTTGCCATCACTCAGCAACTTATTGAATTTCGCCTCAGCGTCGCGCTTTGCTGCTGCAGCTTCCTTTTCTGCCAGCACAGCTTCGCGATCAGCCAATGCTTTCTCGCGCTCAGACAACTCGTTTTCTTTGTCATTATCTTTTGGCGCCTCAGCGTCGGCGATTTGCTGCTTCACAGCTTCTGCTTGGTCTTCTGGCACTTCAATCTCAGCACCAGCAGCGACCGTTTCGGTTTTGTTTTCGCCGTCAACCGCGTAGGTTACTTCAACATCAAACTCGCGGTCATTCTTAATTTTTACTGTCATAGTCTTGTCCTCCTTTTCATAATCTTGACTATCACTAAACAATACTGCCGGTACTTCATCGGCAAGCGGCACAAATCGCCGCATACCTTTAATGTACGGGTCAACAACCAGCCCGACATGCTTCAATAGCGGCCCGACAAACTTGCCAGTCTTTTTGTCGAGGTAGTTGTCTTCAAAGCCCATTGATACATCAGGAATATTGCGGTTCTCAATACTCTTTGCGGTCTCGTCGTCTCGTATCTCGATGACAGCGTTGATTCCATCGTCGGTCAACTCCATATTGACCATTTCGCCTCTATTCCAAGCCGCTAGCTCTGATGAATTTCTAGGGTGACCTAGCGGCACCGCCACAACGCCGTATTTACCATTGTCAAAGTTCTCTTTCAGCCGCTTGCCGAATAGCTTATCAAGCACCATCCTTTTTGAGGTGTTGTTTGGATCGACATACTCACCGAACTGACAAATCTGCTTCTTGAAACGCTTATATTTACCGCCCTCATTGTCGGCTAGCTCTACCTTTGTGTCTCGATTGATGAAAACATGCATACTCATATGATTTCTCCTGGCTGAACCGCGACCGCATGCAGGCGAGAAGGTGGAGTTTTACAATATCAACTGTAAAATGTTTATGTTGCAATAATTCAAAGAGTAATTCACAGAGGGTGGATTCCGATGTCAAAAGAAAAATTGCGACCTACGTGCGATCGCAATTCATTACGACTATTATACCACAAAGGCTATGTTAGCAACAACTATTCATCGTTATCTTTGGATTTGATAGCTTCAGGGTGCTCATTAAAGTAGTCAGAGTCCATTTGCCAGATGTGATGTAGGCGCCTGGCTGTTCGGCCTGGCTTGTAATTTGGATCGGCAAGGCGCTTCTTGGAGCGCTCGTATGATTCGTCAATTTCCCGAAGCAAATCCTCAGTGAGGATACTGTCTCTGTTGTCGTCCAAATATTTTGTATCGTCTGTCATCTCCACCTCTGCCACTATAACCCCATTATCCCTCTTTGAGAGATTTTTTACAACAAATTTCTTGCCACGTGACAACAAATATTCGCGTTCGTTAATCATTGAATTGACATTATTATCTGCCAATGTTTTCTCAATATCCAAATATGGCATATTCTTAGGTGCACGAAATACCAGGATGTATTTTTGCCAATCAGCTTTCTCGGCAAACTCCATTGATATGTCGCGGCTTGTCGATGTTGATAGGAAATTAGGGTTGCTTATCTCCTCACCTACCTTCAAAGGCTTCTTAAATCCTACGCCGCGGTACAGCAATACGTCGTCTTCCAGGGTCGTCCTCTTGATCGCTTTATCTAACTGCTTTATATCATTTTCAGCGTACGGATTCATAGGATGATTGCCCAACAGCGCCTGGTTAATGTTGATGTACCCATTTCCTTTATATGCCTCAATGCTCGATAGCTCCGCCTTTGTGTATTTCAATGCTCCAGGTATCGTATTTGCCAGCTCAGCTTTGGTTGTTCTCTGGATATATTCCAGCCGCTCAATGAGCTTATTATCAATCCCCGTTATTGCTGGCAGCTTATAGTCCTTATTTAACGCCGATATTCTCGTCCAGATACATTTACAGTTGATGTGCTTTGGCGGCCGCTGGAACGTAGTTTTGCGCTCATTAGCAGATATTACCTTGCCGTCTAGCTCGGCGCAAATTGGACAGGTGTTTTTCTCCATTCGCGCCGACCACTGATAGACAGCCGTATCGTCATCTTCATCAAACGACGCAAAACTATCATCACGCCCATCATTCATACCTTGTGAGATAATAGTGCCTTTAGTGCCGAGTACTGCTTGAGTAATCCAAGCACTCGTCAACAACCCGATTGATTCTAACATCGCATTGCGGGCAGCTTCGTCCTGTCTACCACTAGTATTAGATATTCCAGCTTCTTCATCAATATCCTCGTCGTCACCGTCAGCCAAGTTAATAGGCTGCTTCAACTTCTCGCCAGCAATAATATTACGCACGTCTTCAGTCTGCATATTGATAATGAAATCCACATACTGCTTCTCGCGTACCTTCAGTTCCTTTTTCAAAGCTGGTGCTGGCAGCTTCTGCTCATCTGCCGCGGACAGCTTGCCGTAGTTGTAAGCTGTGCGATATTGTTTTGCCAGCAGTGCAGAATAGCTAGCTGGCAGCGTGAACTCCTCATCGAGCGAGATATCAGCCACCGCTTTACGCAGTTCCTCGGTCGCTGCGGTTTCAAAACTCGCCTCCTGCTCAGCCATCCACTTTTCGATAGCCTCGAACTTGATGCGTTTTTCGGCGTCGGTCAAATCTCGGTCGATCGCAACGTGTTCGCGTGGCTCAGGCGTATCAACTTCGCCAAGTTTGTCATCCTCGCCTAGAAATTTGCCGGCGTCGCCGCCAGAACCTCCATCTTTGTCATCTTCCGCGTTTTTATTCTCTTTACCAGTGGGCTTGTCGTCTTCCGCGTCTTCCTGTCGTCGCTTTTTAATCGCTTCTAAGTCAATACCAAGGCGTGTCGCTGTTGATTCCTCGATTCCAGCAGCAATATCATCTGACACCTTGTCTTTTTGCACAAGCAATTTGAACGCCTCAAATACCGCCGAGATAATCGATTCGTCCGGTGTATCGAAATGAAATTCTGGATAGTGTCGTTCGACAAAATTCAAGTCAATGAGGTCAGCGATGAGGTATTGGTTGATATGCGCTTCCAGTAACCGCATGACACCGGTGATAGCCGTTTGCAACAGATCTTTTTGATTGGTGCTCAGGCTGTACGAACCAACATTACTCGCCGAGCCTTGTGTTGCGGTAAGAATAACGCTCGCATGAAATGCTCGCGCCATCTCAGAGTTTTGCCGCTCAATCGATTGGTGTGGATCACGGCCCTCCGTGTTTAGTACGTCGAGCTCGTAACCATATGGCAGTGACGCTACTGAGTTACGCTTGCCCAACCTGCCCAACACCTCAAGCGCCTTATTGCGTGCTTTTTTTAGCTGATCAGAGACGACGCCGTCAGCGGTACGCCGCAAAACTTTCGGTTTAATTGCGTCAGCTTGCAAAGCAATACTATCCAGGTATTCTAGTCGACGTTTCTTGTCGTAGCGTGGATACAGTGGCTTGAATGCACTGCGTCCATAAAGATAGCTACGGCTCTTGCCATACGTAAACAGGAAGCACTTGTGTGCTGGAATAATCACCTCGTGATAAACACCATCGGAGTCAGCAGCGCGCTGTTTTGTTCCGCCAAAGCCACCATCCGTGTCACGAATGAGTGTGAGCGTGGTGCTGTCGCGGTGCGCCAGTCTCTTAAGTACCAATTTACTGTCTCGCACTTCATAGACTTTCTCAAACAGTGCGAAGCCCTCATAAATCGCCGCTAGGGATTGATCAATAAACAAATTCATCGGCGTTTGCATTCCGCCCTTGTGCGGTGGCTCTAGTAAATTGCGCCGCACCAGCTCAGCTTGTACTTCCCCCTCATCATTACTATCGGCATCAATATGGTATGTCGCCGCCAGAATACTCATAGTAAAGATGTTGTACAGTGCTTCGACTGTCGTGTCGTTATCAAGCATCTTGCGGTAGTCTTTAATACTAATCTCGTCGACACGCGACTCTTCGCGGTCAAAACCCTCAAATACAATGTCGCCGGCAAAGCCGATTTCGCTTGTTAGATTTTTCGGTGTCGGTTCTGGGTTGTTTTTACTAAAAAATGCCACTACTTTGCTCCTCGCAATAAGGCGGCTACCCTAGACCAAAAGAAAAACGCGGCTGTGATAACCGCAATTTCTAGCTTGATTATACCACATAATCATCATCCGACCAATCTCCTTCATCCTCGTCGTCTACACTCCTTTTTTCATGATATGCTCCACTTTCATTAAACCCGTCAGAGTCTTGATCTGCTCCCCCTACTAACAGTAGCCGTATCGCATAAGCCACTGCGTCAACCATATCATCATGCGTCCCCTTCGGAAATTCAATCAGCTGTTCACGAAACGCCTGACCGTTCTGAATGTTTTTCACAGTGTATACCCTGCCCGCCTCAAAGAATCGGCTCACCGCCAGCAGTCGCCGCACCTTGTCTTTATCGGGCTTCAAGCCCATGACGGGCAGTCCTTCCAGCAAATCCCGAAATACCAGCCCCAGCGCGCCCTCCTCTATACCGATAACTTGCGGTTTGTATATTTCATCAAGCTCTCTAACCGTATCAGCAGTAACACTCGGCGAGGTTCGTTGGTTGCGTATCGCACGTATGTAAACATTGCCATCAGTATATAGATCGGCAACAATCATAGCGGTAAAATCGGCTGTCTGGCGTTCACTGGCGGCGGGGTCAATTGTCAGCACTCGTGCTATCCTCGAGTATTTATCTGGCACCTGGCTCGGCTCGCACTCTTTAATCCAATCAGGCTGAATGATGGCATCCTCTTCGCTGAACGGCTTGTGCTGATACTCCTGCGCAAAAGTAATGCTTCCAATGAAATCCTGATCGCTCGGGTCATCTCGCATAGCCCTCAGCTTCTCTAGACTGCGGTGTTCCGGCCACAAAGCCCGCTCCGTGCCGTCCTCCTCGGTGGTGATTGCGTAAAACGCCCGTGTATGCCAGCTCTTAAACACATCTTGCTGTTTCATTACCTTATTGACGAGGCTGTCAAAGTGAAGAATCGTACCGATGATAACAGCTCGCCCACCTCTGGCTAGCGCCGGTATGGCCGCCTTGGTAAACCAGTGATACAATTTCTGGCGTTGCTCAGCGCTCTTGATATTTTCGTCATTCTCGATATCGTCAAATATCATTAGTGTTGGTCGGGTGTGTCGATGGCGAATGCCACGGATTTTCATGCCTGAACCCTTAGCGGCGTACTTAATGCCGTTGCTCAACACGAACTCACCATCTTGCCAATCGTCACCTCTCATGTCACCGAATAGCCATCTAATTTTCGGATTATCTTCGAACTCATCTTTTAGTGCATTGATAAACTCAGCCGCCTGTGTATAGGTGTCGCTGATTATTACCACGAACTCTTCTTGCTTAAAACAACCAGCCCACAACGGATACGTCATATCCACCGTCGTTGATTTTGCGTGGCCACGGGGTGCGATAACGCCAACTCGTCGATTGTCCTTGTCGCTGATCAGGTCTAATATCTCTTTGTGAAACGGCGGCGTTTCTAGTGGAAAATACGGCCGTGCGATGAACCAGCCAAACAGGTGGATATTCTCCCGACGCTTGAATATCGCCAACAGATAACGCCGCAGCCTGTCGCGGTCAGTGTTCCAGTATTTGTCGCAAAGCCGCAGAATATCCGCTCTGGTGAGATTATTCAAAGATGGCTGCTTTGAGCTCGTCGTCATCAATATCACCTTCCTCTTTCGCTTTTCTCAGCTTCAGATCTCGCTCGTCCCTCCAGCCGCAGACGTTTTTCATAGTAAAGATAGCAAAGCTTGGCGGCGCAGCACCGCTCAAAGCCACGTCGACGATGAACTCGCGTTGCAAATCCTTGGCGGTATCGTAGGCTTCGGCAAATTCTGGATGTTCAGCACACCAGTTTTTCAGTGTATTGCGGTGAACGCCAATTTTTCTGGCAAAGCCTTCAAACCACGGGAAACGTTGTGGCAGGCGGCGCGAGACGTATTTGCCGCCCTCGGTGCCAATTATTTTCTGCTCTGCGACAATCTTAAGCGGTTCAATCGAGAAATAGTCAATGAGTTGCTGGCAATATTCTGGCTTATATTTCGTCGGCTGTCCTGGCTCAGGCTGTTCAGACTGTTTTGACAGCTTGATAGGCGGCTTCTTTGGCTTATCCTTAACAATCCCTCGCATCTGCTGCTTTGGGGATTTGCGGCTAGGCTGCTTGCTGCTTCGCCTGTTCCTGCGCATCATTTTTCTGGTTGCCATGATAATTTCTCCAAATAAAAAAGCGGCTCTTTCGATCCGCAATTCTATGACTATTATAACATAAAAGAGGCGGCACATAATTCGCCGCCGCCTCAGTCAACCTTTTAGGCGCACACATATTATTGACGTTTACGCCCATTATGTTTTAGCTAGTTTGATTTATCCACGTCATGAACTAAAGTCAGCTCGTAAGATTTTTTATTAAAGTACTGAATAGTATTGCCGACGATGAGCTGCGGATCGTATTTAACCACGAACACTCCATTTTTATATCCAACAACTACACCCACTACTACTCTGCCGTCTTTATCAATGTTTCGAGCGAACGCCACTCTGTCGCCGATTTTTATTGTACATTTCGACGCCAGTACATCTCGCTCTCGCTTACGCACATCAGCCATCGCCTTAATATTTCTAATTAGCCCCACTTCAAGCCTCCTTATTTCCTTTACTCAAGTTGCAACTTCTATGTGCCAGCTGGCAATTCTCAATCGCCGTCAAGCCACCCTTACTAATTGGGACGATATGATCAATCGTACAATCTTTCATTGTTTCAATCGGCTTGTCGCAGAGTGAACATATTGCTCCATTCTTATTTATCAGTTGTTTACGGATAAATTGCTTTGAGCGAGTTTCTTTTATGCTGTAAACTCTAGGTGTTGGCGTTTTATAGTTTCGACCTTTGATTTTGCGTTTCATAAACCTCTCAATCGTCCGATTGCTCTTGTGTTTTCGGTGAAATGACGATCAGATCATCAAACGGCAGAATGAACGTTTCACGAAAAAATGACGCACCCGTATCAATTACCGCCTTACCATCTTTAACCGCAGACACCGTACCGTACGACGCCTCTGAATTATTGCCGCGTCTAAACGCCACTATGCTACCGACTTTAGGCTTAGGCTCAGCTTTTGGTATTATCTGCTCCTGCTTGTCTACACCGAATATCGTTTTGATTCTTTTAATTAGCTTCATCTTAAAATCCTTATTTAGTTATTGATTCAATAAACTCAATCGCCGCATCACAACCTTTGCAAACAACGGTCTGAATGCCAGCCTCATTGAGTGTTTTAATCCACTTCTTCTGATTTGCTGATGTTGTACCTCCTTTTTTGCGTTTCATTTCGATGGCGACGAGGGTTTTGTTCCGAACCTCATCGTCACGGTCTTTATGGGCGATGATTAGATGTGGAGGCGGAAAGGGCACTGCCACAAATAGATCTGGCACGCCAGAGCTCACGCCGAGCTTCTTATTTTTAGCCTTCTGGCTCCACGACCTTGTGTAGGTTTCGTTCGGCACGCGAAAATGTGGATAACCTTTCAAGCGTAGCCACTGCACAAATGCCTCTTGTTCTTGATCCTCGGTTGGATTGTCTATGTTTGCGAGATTAGGCATCGCTACTGCCTCCATCAATTACCTTGAAACACTCACTCGGCTTCCTCAAAAAGCGTTCGGTGTTCTCGCCATCTTTCATTTCAACCAGCACCTTGGTAACTTTTCGGGTTTTGAATATTACGAAGAGTCCATCAAGTAGGCGCGTAGTATGTTGCTCCTCGGTTACTCCGCCAGCAACAACAACGCCAAGTCCATATCTGTCGGGATTACTTTTTCTTTCGTCTCGATAGGCGAAATACACTTTGTCACCGATAGTAAGCCCGTCGTAAGACTGCCGAAATACCGACTCTTTAAGTTCGATTTTGCCCATTACTTTCTCCTCTTTTTAGATTGATTAAGCCACTCTCGATACTCGATCTCATCTTCGATTGCTGGCACGATTAGGACTGTTAGTATTATGATTGCGAAAAGCGCTGCGATTATTATGGTCATGACTGTTTCTCCCCTGGCTTCTTAATTCGGACAAGGCGACAATTTGTAATATATGTCCCCATGATGCTTGTCCTATCGCCAGTCTCTA